CAATATTAACGATATTCATGAAGATAAAGAACCACCTCAAGCTTGGAAATACTCAGCAAATAAACACGGTGAGATTAACTCTAATTATGGTCATCTCATTTATAGTGATAAGTTCTTTAATCAATATGAACGTGCTCTTTGGGAATTGGATGAAAACCAAGATTCTCGTAGAGCTTCAATGATCTATACACGGCCGTCTATTTGGGTTGAGTACGATGAGAATGGTAAGAATGATTTCATTTGCACTAATAGTGTTACCTATTATATTCGTAACGAAGAGTTACAAGCTGTAGTTCAAATGAGATCTAATGATGTAGTCTTTGGCTATAAGAACGATTATGCTTGGCAGTACACTGTTCTTGAAAATATGGCTAACGATCTTGGCATCAATCCAGGCTTTATCACTTGGCAAGTGCAAAACTTGCATGTTTACGAAAGGCATTTTCATCTTGTCAAATAAGTGGGATCTTAGATTTCTAGAATTAGCTAAACGAGTCAGCACTTGGTCTAAAGATCCATCAAGGCAAATTGGCGCAATTGCAGTAAAGAATCGTAATGTAATTGCACAAGGTTATAATGGATTCCCACGTGGAATTGAAGATGATAAAGAGCGCTATGAAAATAGGGCTATTAAATATAAATACGTTGTCCATGCAGAAATGAACTGTATATACAACGCAAGTTTCAATGGTGTGTCATTAGTTGAAAGCGATTTCTACGTACACGGTTTACCGGTTTGTAGTGATTGTGCTAAAGGTATTATCCAAGTTGGCGTAAGTCGAGTATTTATGCCACAACAAGAGATACCTGACCATTGGATAGATTCATGGGATTTGACACGTTCTATGTTTGACGAAGCAGGTATAAAGTGGAATTTTTTACCTGTATAACTACTATAGTGAGCTACTCCACTCCGGACAAATTTCTCACGTTAAAAAACTGATATAAAGGAGACTTAAATGTCAACAACTAAAATTAAAGTCGGTATTGTAGGTATCGGCAACTGCGCAAAATCTCTCGTTGAAGGTATTCAATACTATAACGAGAATCCTGACGATACCGTAGGTCTTATGTATCCTGATATTGGCGGCTATCAAGCTAAAGATATTGAGTTCGTAATTGGCTTTGACGTAGATCGTCGTAAAGTAAACCGTCCATTGGCTGAAGCTCTGCGAGCTGCACCAAACTGCGCTATGGACCATGTAGCACATATTGATGATACTTCAAATGGCTTTGGTTGTATTAAGCCAGGTGCTATGGTTTACTCTGGTCCTGAATATGATGGTGTTGCGCCTCATATGCTTGACTATCCTGAAGAGGTATCATTTAGAACTGGTGCAGAAGGTCATCTCTCTTTTGATGAAATTAGAGATCTTCTTATTTCTAGTGATGTTGATGTTGTTATCAACTATCTTCCTGTTGGTTCAGAGCGTGCTTCTGAATTCTATATGGATGCCGCTATTAAAGCAGGTTGTCATTTCGTAAACTGTATTCCTACTCTGATATCTACTAAAGATTCGCAGAGAATCGAACAAAAGTTTATTGATGCGGGTCTTACCATTGTTGGATCTGATATGAGATCTGCTTGGGGCGCTTCACGTATGTCTGAAGTTCTTCAAGGTGCAATGCTTGATTCTGGTCTTTTAGTGACACAACATATCCAGACTAATATGGCTGCTGGTTCTACTCAAGGACAGGAACATATTCGTACTGGTCGTACTGCCAACACTGACTTCCTCAATATGGCTAAAGTCGAAAGACTTCACAATAAGCATATCTCAAAAGAGAATGTATTGAAAGGTCAAAACACAGTTCGTGATACTAGCTCAGCTGGTATGACTTTGTTTGCTGGTCCTTCTCTTACAGTTCAGCAAAAGCCTGGTGGTGACTATGTTGGTTCTGATCAGAAGATTGCTAACTTTGATATTGTGGCTTATGGCTTTGGTGGTGCCCGTTATGAAATGACAGCACGTCTTGCAGTTCAGGATTCACCTAACTCAGGTGGTGTGGTAGTCTCGGCTATTCGATTCTGTAAGGTAGCTTCTGAAATGGGTATTGTAGGATTCCTTCGTGGTCCTTCTGCTTGGACTCAGAAAACACCTCCACTTCAGCTGAGAACTGAAGATGCTAAATATGAGTGCGATATGTTAGCAAATCGAGAAGTTACTAAAATCACTGAAGCTCAGTTGATTGATAATGATCCAGTAGCTAAAAAGCTTCCATACACATTCCAAGCTGGAGAAACTGATTATGTCTAAAATGATTAACTCATTTGATATTGATGGCGTAATCTTTATGGACAAATTTGATGGCGTTTATCCTGGGAAGGATGACGTCATCATCACTGGTCGCTCTAAAGACGAAGAGCCAGAGACTTTAGCTATGCTTAAATCAAAAGGTATAACTAATACAGTCTATATGAATCCAACTCCATTTGATCAAAAATCGAGAGAAGATTCAGGCAGACATAAAGGTCAAACTTTATTCTACTTGGAAAAAATGGGAATGAGGTTTGGTATTCATTATGAGGATGATCCAATCCAAGCAGAGATTATCCGTAAAATGATGCCACATATCAATGTGGTACTATTACAACATGAATTGGTTGAGAAAGAGAACGTAAGACATGACTTCAATTTCACTGGAGACACTGAAAAAGACGAGAGATCCGAACAACTTCAACTTTTTTAATAAGTGGGTACTTGAATTTTTCAGAAGAGAAGCACTTAGAGAGTCTGGTAGACTTGATGAGTATCGGTATTCTGATGAGTTTGGTCCAGCTATGAGACAAGAAGTGTCCTATTGGAACCCTAATAGATCAAAACACGCTGAGGTGTACTGGTTAGAAAACTTTGTTTTCAATCAGGACATCTCAATGCGTAATAAGATTCTCAATGCAATGGCAGTAAAGTTCGTCGGCATGCCAACACTTACGTTGGTTGCCACGGACTCTACTAATTATGCTGATGTTATTGACTTTGATACCTATAAACAAAAGGGTGATTACTATCATTGGATCAATAACAATTTAGATACTAACAAACATAAAATGAAAGTCTGGGGTGCAACTCAGCTCCAGACTTCTCTTCAAACGTCAGCAAGAAACTTTTGCCGCGAAGAAGATAATGACCCAGATCAAAAGTTTAGGCTATCACATATGATTCGATGGATGGCCCATCTAGACGATCTTGGCATGAGTAAAGTGGTACAAGATCCAAAGAATAAACTTGGTGATGTGTGTGATTGGTTCGCTACTCATCGTGGCATTGGGCCGTACTTCTCATATCACCCACCATGTAACTTTTCAAGGTGTGATGATCTTCCTAATATTGATGAAGATGATGACTATTGCTTAGTAGGTCCTGGTGCTAAACGTGGTCTTGAATTTGTCTTTCCACAAGTAAAATTTAAGAATAACGATATCATGGAGGCATACATATTAGCGGTAAGAGATCATCAACACGAGTTTTTTGAAATGAACGATAGCGAAGCAGCCTTTTATAGAGAGAACTTAGAACGTGGTGGTAACCTAACTACCTTTGGTACTGAAATTACGTTCTGTCAGTTTAACTGTTTCTTAGGCATCATGGATAATCATAAAGCTCAAACTAAAAGAATGTTACCACTTACATTTGATGCCTTTGTTGATATTGCTGAAGACTTGAAAAAGAGGATAGCACCTTCACCACTTGAAGCTTTTATGATTTAAGGGTTTACAAATGATGCAAAGTGTGTTATAATAATAGAATGAAAGCTATACTTAATTGTCCATTTATCCCCGTAGCTACGCGCATGGCATCTCATAGAGGTGCTCAAGGAGCTATCTATGCGGATATGATTCGCCAAACCGGTGTTGATATCGATGTCAATTGGTCTGGTAAAATTGAAGACCATAATCAATATGACGTCATGTATGTTTATCATGGCAATGACTGGTCTGGAGGTATGAATGTGTTTGGAGGTGTTAAAGGATTTCCATACTCATTTAATACAAGAAATTTTTCAAAGTTCAAGGGTAAGGTATATTCCTTAGCTATTGACTTTCCGCCTTATCATGAGATGATCGAAGAGCGTATAAATAAAGCGAAAGAAAAAGGCGGAGAAATTCAAGATGAATGGTTGGACGTCGATATTGCTAATCTTAAGCGAATGTACGAAACAGCCGAAACAATCAAGTTTCCTCAGCGAACTCGTAATCTTGTTATTGGTGATAGTCATTCTATCTGTATGTATCGTCCTGGTTGGATGATCAATAGCGTACCTTTTAAGACACTCAATGGTGCTTTAAACGATGGTCTTCACACGTACGTGGAGATGGTAGGTTCAATGGCCCTATTTGATAAGGTTGAATGTTATTTTGGTAATATTGATATTCGTCATCACCTATGCCGTGTTGATGGCGATCCTATTCAAAATACTATTGAATTAGCAGATAGATATATAACTGCAGTTGAATCATTACTTGTTAAAGACGTCGCTATTTATGAACTATTGCCTATTGAAGACGAATCACGAAAACTTCCCAAATCTGGCTATTATAAAGATAAACCGTTCTGGGGTTCATGGAACCAAAGAAACGAGTGTAGGCTTGCATTTAGAGAACGCTTAGAAGAA